CAAGGTTATCGGTGCGATTGCTGCTCTTGTTGCTGCTGTCGGCGGGTTTCTAGTGGCCGTTAGGGGAGATTCTCCAGACTCTTCGTCTGGGGGTGTGACTATTGTTTTGCGTGAGGTTGGCGATTATGAACGTTTTTTGGACGATAATCCCAGCCATTGGCGAGAGTGAGTTGTTTCGGTGAGTCGGCTGGGGGAATTGAGGCAGGAGGCTGAGTGGCGTAAATGTCAACGCAGCGAAGTCTATTTTTTGGAAAGTTATTGGCATATTGCGCATCCTGCTCATGGCCGTATTTTATTCAAGTTGCGTGGGGCGCAGTCTGAGGCGTTGCGTCGGTGGGAAAGTAATCGTTATTCGTTGACTTTGAAGGCTCGTCAGATTGGGTGGACGACGTTGGTGTCTGCGCATCAGTTTTGGTTGGCGTTTTTTCACGATGATCAGAACATTATTGATTTGTCGCGTACGGAGCGGGAGTCGATTTTGTTGTTGCGTAAAACTAAGTATGGGTTTAAGCATTTGCCGATGTGGATGATTGAGCGGGGTCCGCAGTCGTTGATGGATCATCAGCAACGCATGGGGTTCGATAACGGTTCTCAGATTACGTCGATGCCTTCGGCATCTGACCCTGCGCGTGGTGAGTCTGCTACGTTGGTGGTTGTGGATGAGTGGGCGTTCTTGCCGAACCCTGAGGAGGCGTGGGCGTCTATTGAGCCTGTTGCCGATGTGGGTGGCCGCATTATCGGGTTGTCTACTGCGAATGGGTCGGGGAATTTTTTTCATCAGTTGTGGAATGGGGCGTCTACGGGTAACAACAAGTTTGATCCAATGTTTTTTCCGTGGTCTGCGTCTGAGGATAGGGATGAGGCTTGGTATGAAGGTAAGAAGGATTCGATGTTGCCGTGGCAACTCGCGCAGGAGTATCCGACGAGTGCCGAGGACGCATTTGTTCGTTCTGGTAACCCTGTGTTCGATCTTGACGTTCTTAACGATATGCGTGTGCATGTTCGACAGGGTGTTGACGGCTATCTCCATGAAGCCCAAACGGATGTTTTGGAGTTCAGATGTTGACGGTGTGGGAGCGTCCTGAGCGTTGGTCGGGGTATGTTTTGGGTGTGGATACTGCTGAGGGGTTGGGGCATGGCGATTATTCATGTGTTCAGGTTATTGACGCGAAGAAGGGCGAGCAGGTCGCTGTTTGGCATGGGCGTATTCCGCCTGATGAGTTGGCTACCGAGGTGTACCGTTTGGGATTGTGGTACGGTAACGCTCTTTGTTGCGTTGAGGCCAATAACCACGGTTTGACGACGATTACGGTGTTGCGTCAGTTGGGGTATCCGAACATGTATCGTCGGCGTGCGTTGAATACGTCTTCTCAGCGTATTTCGCAGGAGTATGGGTGGAAGACGACTCGTACGTCTAAGCCGTTGATGATTGATGATTTGGCGAAGGCTTTGAAGAACGATGAATTGATTTTGCATTGTGATTCTACGATTGCGGAGTTGCGTACGTTTGTACGGAATGATCGTGGGTCGATGTCTGGTTCACCGTATGATGATCGGGTGATGGCGTTGGCGGTAGCGAACCAGATGCGCAAGTTCGCGTATGTGCCTGAGTATGTGCAGCATGTGGATGATACGTGGACGTTTGATTGGTGGATGAAGCAGATTCCGCCGGGTGCCCCGACGGATGATACTATTGGTATACATCTGTCGCGTGGGACAGCATAAGCATTCTTGTAGGACATACTGAACAAAGGAGAGTCCTATGGCAATTGGCCGAATGGCTAAGTACAATGACGTTGGTGCAGGCGGTAAGCCCATTTTGGGTAAGACATCGATGCTGTCCAACGGTCCCGCCCGACCGGGCGGGTCGCAGAAGGCTACTGTCGGCTTGGGCAAGGACAAGGCTCACCGTGGTGATAAGGCTGCGGGGACTCGTCCGCGTTCGACGCCTGAGAATCAGCACGGTAAGACGGGCAAAGTTGAGCCTGCTTCCAAGCAGCCCAACTCTGCTGTTCGTTGATTCTACCTGCTGACGCTTCCTATACGGAATTTTGTGACTACATCGTTGGACAGCGGGGTCCGCTGTCTGACGATGAGTTGCAACGTATGTGGGAGTTTCGTCAAAAGACGTTGAGTTTGACGGTTGTGACTGGGCGCGGGTACCGTTCCCAGTTGCCGCCTGATGAGCAGCATATGACGTTGAAGGAGCGCGAACAGAAGGTACTATCGGAAGCGCGTGCAGCGGGGAAAGACCCTGTGTACGTTGGGCGACGTTGGGTGTAGGTTATGGCACGAAAGAGCCGCTCGGAGCGGTACGAGAACACTAAAGAACGCTTGGAGATGGCGAAGCGTTGGCGCCACGACGAGGGTTACGAGGACAAGTGGCGTCGCATGATTGACTTGTACCGTGGTAAGACCTATTGGGATGTGGGGGGTATTGGTACACCCGTTGATCGTATTTCGGTTAATTTGGCGTTTTCTACGATTAATGTGATCGCTCCGTCTGTTGCGGTGAACCATCCGAAGATTACGGTGGTTGCCAACAGGGAAGACGACGCTGATCGCGCTATTTTTGTTGAGGCTATCGCCAACTATTTGTGGCGTCATCACGACTACCGTAAGCCGTTCCGCCGCACGGTTAAAGACTTTCTCATCTTGGGCCACGGTTGGATGAAGGTCGGGTGGAAGTTCGTTGAGGAAGAGCGTGAGCGGTCAGAATACGAAATAGGGGAAGAATACGTTACCGCACAGGTAGAGGCAGCCGATTTTGGTTACGAAAATCCTGAGATGGCGGGAGATTTGCCGACAGATCAGGAGATACAGGATTCGATTCCGTTTACACAGATGGAAATTGTGGAGGATCAGCCGTTTGTGGAACGCATTTCACCATTCGATATGTTTGTCGATCCTGAGGCCACTTGTTTGGAGGATGCTAAGTGGATTGCCCAGCGGATTGTACGTCCAATTGAGGAGGTTCGACGCGATAAGCGGTTCCGTAGAAGTGTTCGGCAGAACCTGCAAGCCGATTCGGGCTTGAAGGTTCGTTGGGAAAACGACGATGAACGCGACAAGTATTCTGATTTGATTGAACGGGTTACACTGTACGAATACTATGATTTGGACGAGGGTTTGATCTCGGTTTGTGCCGATGGCGCAGACGACTATCTGCTTGATCCTATTCCGATGCCATACAACTTTGGGCATCCGTTTGTTCTACTCCGCAATTACGATATTCCTGATTCTTTCTACCCGATGGGCGACTTGGAAGCCATTGAGTCGCTACAGGAAGAGTTGAATAAGACGCGGACACAGATGGTCAACCATCGCAAGCGGTATGCACGCAAGTATCTGTACCATGAGCGTTCATTCGGTCCTGAGGGGCGAGAAGCGTTGGAGTCCGACGACGACGGACGGTTTGTACCCGTTGTGGACGAGAACAGGCCGTTGGGTGAGGTTGTTGTACCGTTGCCGCAGGTGCCTTTGGCGCCCGAAATGTACAACCATTCTACGATTATCGAAAATGATGTTAACACTGTCAGCGGTGTGTCTGAATATGCCCGTGGGCAGATGCCTGAGATTCGTCGTACGGCGACGGAGGCGTCGATTATTGCAGATGCAGGGAATGCACGCGCGTCTGATAAGTTGGCGATGGTCGAAATTTGTATTGGTGAGGTGGCCCGTCACGTTATTCAGTTGATGCAGCAGTACATGACACGCGATCAGATGGTCCGCATTACGGGCAAAGACGACCAGCAACATTACGTTGCTTATACAAGAGATGACATTATTGGCGAATTTGACTTTTCAGTTGAGGGTGGCTCAACGCAGCCGTTGAACGAAACGGGTCGACGCCAGCAGGCGATTTCGTTGATGAACGCCTTGGCTCCATTGGTCGGCATGATTATTGATCCTGCTGAGTTGGCACGGTATGTGCTTTCGTACGGGTTTGGGGTGCAAAACCCTGAAAAGTTCTTGGTGCAGCAAGAGCCTGCGATGCCTCCGCAGGGTGGGCCTCCTCCTGAGGAGGGGCCACCACAGGGAGGACCGCCGCAAGGCATGATGCCGCCGCCGATGGCAGGCGGCATGGGTCCAGCACCCCCGCCAGATCAGGTGTTTGAGGCTACGGGCGGGGTACCGCCCGAATTGTTGGCCCAATTGCAGAATCAGATGGGTATGGAACTACCAAATCTGTGATTTGGGACACTACTTTCTTTACAATAGGAACAACCGAAAGGATTCCACATGGAAAATGAAGAACAACCAACAGGAAACTTGCATACCGTCAAAGTAGACGGGGTAGAACAGCAGGTTTCACTGGATGAACTTCAAAATGGGTACCAACGTCAGGCGGATTACACCCGTAAGACGCAGGAGTTGGCATCCGAACGCGAGAGATTGGCTCAAGGAGAGGCAATCGTACAAGCATTAGAGGCTGATCCAGTTGGCGCAATCGACGCATTGACCAACGCTTTTGGACTGACCTACGAGGATAACCAGACTACTCAAGTGGAAACATTTGAAGATTTGGACCCCGAAGAACAACGCTTGCGACGAATTGAAACTTCCATTGAAGAACAAGAACGAGCGGGAAGACAGCAGAATTTGCAGAAGGACTTGCAGACGCTGCGCAATAAGTACGGAACTGATATTAACGAGAGTGAACTATACGCACACGCTCTTCGCAACAACATAGGCAATTTGGATGCCGCTTACACGCATATGACCTACGGGGCGATGCAGGATAGGGCTAGGAATGCTGATATTATGGAAGAGAAGCGGGCTGCGAACGTGGTCGATTCGACTACGGGAGGTTCAACCTCGGATAATGTGGAACGTGCTGTCGGCGCGGTGTCTTCGATCCGTGACGCATACCGTCTGGCTTTAGAAGAATCTAACAACTAACCAACTATATTTGAAAGGGGTGATTCGACATGGCAGGAAATGATAATTTCGATCAGATTCTATCAACCACGTTGAAGAACTACATCCCTAAGTTGACGGACAACATCTTCTCTGCCCGACCACTGTTTTACGCGCTGACCAATGGACAGACCATTCGGCGCATCAGTGGTGGTGCAAAGATCGTTGTTCCGCTCATCTATGGGACCAACAGCACCGCTGCCTCGTATAGTGGATCGGATACCATTTCCACGACTGCTCAGACTGGCATTTCTGCCGCTGAGTACGACTGGAAGCAGTACGCGGTCACTATCACGATCAACGGTATTGAAGAAGCAAAGAACAACGGCGAAGCCGAAATCATTGATCTGCTGGAAGGCAAGATCATGCAGGCTGAGGAAACCGTCATTGAGAACATGAACACCATGTTTTGGGGTGATGGCACGGGTAACAGCAGCAAGGACTGGATTGGTCTGGATCTGATTGTTACCAAGCCCAACACAGCCCTCGGTGGGATTGATCCGACTGATACGGGGAACTCTTGGTGGGCATCGACGGAAACCGACGAAGGTGGCGCTTTGGCACTTGCTACAATGGCAAATGTCTACAACACCGTTTCAGTCGGCAACGACCAGCCAACCATCCTGATCGGCACGCAGGCTGTATACGAGTCCTATGAGGCTCTGCTTCAGCCGCAGTTGCGGTATTCGGATGCTGGTACGGCAGACGCTGGATTCCAGAATCTGCTTTACA